CCTTCTATCTTTATAGATGATGACGGAGATATCCTATGTATATTAAGACACATAAACTATACCCTCTATCATTCTGAAAATGATCAAAGATTTCCTAGCGTATGGGGACCATTAGCATATTTACATCCAGAAGAAGATCAAAGATTAGTAACTGCTAATTACCTTTGCCGTCTTGATAAAGATTTAAATATAATTAATTGGACATTGATTGACACTACTAAATTAGATGTTGCCCCTATCTGGACATTTGTTGGATTAGAAGATGCCAGGCTTGTTGAATGGGATGGCAAATATTATGCTACTGGAGTTCGCAGAGATACAACGACCAACGGAGTTGGCCGTATGGAATTATCAGAATTGAAAATTGATAAAGTTAAATGGACGGCTAAAGAAATATCTCGTATTCGTATTCCAGCACCAATAGATGAGAATTCATACTGTGAAAAAAATTGGATGCCAATACTTGATAAACCATTCCATTATATTAAATGGACTTCCCCAACTGAGCTTGTAAAAACTTTTCCTAAGCTGCCTGCTCGTTGTGAACAGATAAGCCTTAAGCAGGGCGTAGAGCCCGATACAGAACAACGTGGTGGATCTCAGATAATTAAATGGGGCAAGCATTATATTGCCATCTCACATGAAGTTGTTTTATTTAAAAACTATATGGAACAAAAGAATGGAACCTATCGACACCGAATATGTGTATGGGATGAAGATTTTGTTTTATTAGGAGTTTCTCCTACAAATTGGGCTTTTCTAGATGGACAGATTGAGTTTTGTGCAGGAGCTGCAGAACATGATGGCAATCTTTTAGTAAGCTTCGGATTTCAAGATAATGCAGCTTTTGTCTTACAAGTTCCTGGTGAAGTTATTAACACAATGATTGAGGAGGCTTTAAATGTTTAAGTCAATAAATGATTTAGTTGTTGATCTTTCTAAAGACCCTTTTAATCCTATCCTAAGCTTTAATATTGCAATGGAGTATGAGAAGGCTGGACAAACAGCTTCCGCCGTTTCTTTTTATCTTCGTGCAGCAGAATATGGATATAATTCTCATCCAGAATACGTATATACATCTCTTTTAAAATCTGCACAATGTTTTGAAAATCAAAAAAATCGTGAAAGCACCGTACATAACCTATTCTTAAAAGCTGTTGCATATATTCCAACAAGACCAGAGGCATGGTTTCTTTTAGCAAGATATTGTGAAAGAGCAAAGCGTTGGCAGGAAGCATATACATTTTCCGAGACAGGTTTAATGCACACAAAAAATAAAGTATCTGCTTTGCCTACCTGGGTAGATTATCCAGGAGAGTATTCTTTAATGTTTGAAAAGGCTGTTGCTGGTTGGTGGGTTGGCAGAAAAGATGAGTCATACGACCTGTTCCAAGAAATACTTAAGAAGGATATAACCCATGGATATAGGATAGCAATTCTTGGCAATCTTAAACTATTTGAAAAAAGAGAATATATTGATCCACTAGAACCAGTAGTAACTAATTTCAGAAAACATTTTGACAGTGATGCTCCTATCATTATAGACATTGGGACAAGAGATGGCGATGACGCATATTATCTATACAAGCAATTAAATAGCACTAGGGTAATTGCTGTAGATGCTAATGTAAATGCTATTAGCCAAACACGATCTAATTACCCATGGATGGATATTGTTTATACAGCCATTACAGAAAAAAACGGAGAAATTGATTTCCATATTGTTAATGGAGATGATAAAGAGTCTTCTGGTACATCTTCAGTATTTAATAAAGATAAATCTATTAGTCCCTCCCCAGAATATTATGCAGATAAGATACAGAAGATAACAGTTCCATCTACTCGCATGGACACCCTTCTATCAAATTTAGGAGTCAATGATAAAATAGATGTTGTTAAGATAGATACAGAGGGATATAGCTGGCAAGTATTGCAAGGATTTGGAGACAGGCTAAAAGATGTTCGTTTATTTCATTTAGAGACTGAAAAAACTTCTGTGCATGATGACCACCTAACTAGTGATAAAATTACAGAATTTATGAGTGATAATGGATTTGCCCTTATAGACGTATCATACGAATGGGGCTGGAATATTGAAGATCAGGTTTGGGTTAATAGGGCTTTGGTCCTTAAGCACCCAGAGTGTTTTAGTTCTAAATGATTGTTATAATATTTAAGGTGGTATAATTTTAAAATGGGCTCAACATCAAAGGGTTTTAGTTTTCCCGCTTATTCAGATCCGCCAGATATTCCTGCGGACATCCAGCTACTTGCACAAAACATTGATACATATTTAACAGCAAATCCTGGACCACAAGGAACCACTGGAACACAAGGTACACAGGGTCTACAAGGTACAACTGGTACACAAGGTACTACTGGAACTCAAGGCACAACAGGAGCACAAGGATCTACTGGATCTCAGGGAACAACAGGCTCACAAGGCACAGTAGGCACACAGGGAACAACTGGAACACAGGGCACAACAGGAACTCAAGGTGTTGCTGGAACTGGTGTTGATATTTTAGGAACTTATGCAACCTTAGGTGCGTTACAGTCTGCACATCCAACAGGAACTTTAGGAGATGCATATGTAATCTCTGGTGACCTTTATGTTTGGACTGGATCTGCCTGGACAAATGTTGGTCCAATCCAAGGCTCTCAAGGAACAACTGGTTCACAAGGCTCAACTGGCGCACAAGGTACAACAGGTACGGGAACACAAGGCGCAACTGGTATTCAAGGCGCAGACGGTACACAAGGCGCAACTGGTGCACAAGGCACAACTGGTACAGGCGCACAAGGTGCAACTGGTACACAAGGCGCAACGGGCACACAAGGTTCAACTGGCGGACAGGGTACAACTGGTGCACAAGGAACAACTGGCTCACAGGGTGGAACTGGTACACAAGGCGCAACTGGAGCTCAAGGAACAACTGGATCGACGGGGCCAGAAGGACCAGCAACTGTTACACAAAATGCTAAATCTGCTAGCTATACATTAATTTCTTCAGATAATGGAAAATTTATTAGCATAACAACTGGTGGAGTTACAGTTCCAGCATCAGTATTTACTGCTGGTCAAAATGTTGTTATATATAATAACTCTTCTTCTTCACAAACAATCACACAAGGATCTGGAGTTACAATGAGATTTGCATCATTTTTAACTACTGGAAACAGAACCCTTCCTAGATACGGACTTGCAACAATACTTTGTGTTGATACAGATACATTTGTAATATCTGGCCCAGGACTTAGTTAATCATGACATATGCTGCTATAGCATTAGGTGCTAATACTAATGGTGGTCCAGAAATAACTGGTGGTGGAGAAGTCACATCAGATGCAACTTACTACTATAGAACATTTACATCTAGCACAACGATAACAATTCAAAACGGACCAATTGCGTACGAGTCTATTTGTATTGCAGGCGGTGGTGGTGGAAACTATAGGGGCGGTGGCGCTGGTGGCGCTGGAGGTGCTGGTGGATTTGTGTATGCTACAGACAGTTTTGATAATTCTTCTTACTTTATTAATGTAGGTGCAGGGGGACCAGCTAACGCTGATGGGTCTGCTGGAAACGGAAGTGATTCTATTTTTAGCTCTTCAACAGCAGTAGGAGGAGGAATGGGGCCAAACTATTCTTCAACATGGCCAGTAGTTGGCGGATCAGGTGGTGGCGGAATGGGTGAAGGCGGATATAATACTGGAAGTAATGGAACATCTGGACAAGGCAATAAAGGCGGTGATGCATCTACTGTAAATTCTCAAGCTCCTACTTATGTAGGATCAGCAGGCGGGGGAGGAGCAGGCGCAGTTGGATCAAATAATTCTGGAGCAGGTAATGCTAACGGTGGAAACGGTGGAAATGGAACAAACGCATACTCTTCTTGGGCATCAGTCACTTCAACTGGAGTAGGTGGATATTACGCAGGCGGTGGTGGCGGAGGTGCTGTTTATGGATCAAGAGATGGATCAGTTGGGGCTAACGGAACTGTTGGAACAGGAGGGCTAGGCGGAGGAGGAAATGGCGGAAAATCTTCATCTGGAAAACCAGGTCACGCAGTGCCAACCGCTGGAATAGCAAACACAGGCGGTGGCGGTGGCGGGGGTGGAGGATGGTATGAATACACTGGCGGAAGTGGACAAGGTAACGGAACAGGTGGAGCCAATGGCGGATCAGGATTAATTATAATTAGATATCTTAAATCAGCAGTAGGTGGATAATGTCATATAGATCAACAATTTTATCAGACTATCCAATTGGATATTATCCTTTAGATGACTTAACCACAGTTGATATTGCAAACTATACATCTCTTGAAAGCTCATATGCCACATATCAAGCAATTTTAGATGACCCGCTACTTGCATCATATGCAAACATATACGGAGATGTTGCATACGATCATTCTGGATGTGAGAATGATAGTATTTATGCGGTGGATCCAGAAACAAATATTCTTCCTATAGTTGTAGGAAATTCAAGAGCAACTAAAATAACTAATGGAAACTCAATACAGTATTCCTTTACAAAAGATTATACTGCTACTACAACTACCAGCCAATTTGGAACATTAACTTCATCAGATAATGACTTCACATTAGAGGCATGGATTTATCCAAAATTTACAACAACTAATGAGACTCCTATTTTGGCGGATACAACAGAAGATGTAGGTTTATTCTATGATAAAGGCAATATAACATTTAAGGTAAACTCAGAAATTTTATCACACACACTTTTAAATGTTGACAAGGTTCATTATATTGTTGCAACATACAGCCCAACATTAATGTCTATTTATGTAGATGCACAACTAGTATCAACAAGAGTTTTAAGCGGTTTTGTATTTAGTAATACTTCACTAGCCCTTCAAACTGGTCCAACATTAAATGCAAATGATTACTTTTTAATAAACAGCGTAGGTGTATATAGGTATGCTTTATCTTTCTCTCAAATTCAAAACCACTATTTAGAAGCATCTCAGATTGCTCCTATTCAAATTGTAGATCCAGATAGCGGAGAGCTCTTTGACCTATACGATGAAAATATTTCTACTCAGTTTATTTACTCCTATCCTGGAAATAAAAGCTGGGAATATTTTATTACAGATGACTTGTACTACAGCGATTCAGAGCAGTCTTTGGCAATTAAAAAATCAACGGGATCAAAAACTGTTATTCTAACAGATTACATATCTTTGCCATATGCTTCAGTTCTAGATTCTTCAAAAATAGAATGGAACGGAACAGATGGAATTACAGTAGAAGTTTCAGTAGATGGCACAACATACGTTGCTTGCCAAAATGGACAGAATATTCCACAATTTACTATTGCAAGCTTTAATGGCAACAAGCAAATTTATTTAAAGATAACTATGTCAACAACAGACAGCAGTAAGTATTTGCCTAAACTATCTACCCTTCAAATAAAATTTTATAATAATCAAATTGCCTATGCCTCAAATAGCTCAAGCTATATTTCTACATTAGAAGGAGTAGGAGGAGTCTCAGTATATGATATTACAATTGGAAATAATAGATACCCAATTTTATCAAGAAATGCTAAAAATGGAATAAGAACTATTGCGAGTTCTGGTTTTTATATTAAGACTACATCCTCAATTAATACCCTAGAGTTTTTCTATACCCCATATGCCCTAACAGCCAGCGGCCTAGTATCAACAGCATCTAGCGGATCATATGCTGCTTCAAATTATTCATGGTCAGGAGGCGGAACTATAAGTAAAACTAACATAGCTGCTATTTATATAAATGGGGTAAACAAGACCTCACAAACAGATGTCTCAAATGTATTTAAACTAGGTGAACTACACCATGTTGTAATTGTTTTTACAGCCGCAGTAAGCGGAAATATAAAATTCTCACATTCTTCCTCTGGGGCAGTTCCTGCATTATTCCAGAGCTTTGGTATATATCCAGCAGCATTTACCTCAACAAATGCTTCCACACACTATAGTCTATATCTATATAATAACGTTTCTACGGTAGCCGACGATGATTCTCCTTCCATGACCGTGACAGAAAACTCTGTAGACTACTATGATAATGACTGGCTTGTAATCCAAAACATATAATTTTGTCACATACCCTGACAAAAAGCTGGACTTTGATACCAAAGAATGGTAAAATAAAATACTATGGACATTAAAAAGGTCAAGCAGACAGTAATTGAAGAAACCACGCTTGGAATTTATGTTTGGGAAATGCCAGACGGAAGATGGATTGGCGATGATGAGGGTAATTTCTTATCAATAGCATCCCATAAAGGCAATAAGGCAAACATGGCGGCATTAGCAGCAGAGGTATCCTCATTTGGAATTGATGTTGGGCAACCTAAATTTTTATCCAATAGACGCAAAATTGATGACGAACAGTTTGAATATCAGAAGGCAAGACTTGATCAAGGATTGATTCCTGACCCATTTGATATTGGAAATTACAAAGATGAGCTAGCGGCTTATAATAAAAAGAATCCAGCAATAGGTGGACCAGGGAGATAATTATGGAGTTTATTCAAGATAACGATATGGAGTCAACAGATAGAATTCAAATTTCTTCTGCCTCTGATTTATTTCAATTAAAAAAGGAAAAAGATTATTCCGATCCTTTTATGATTGAAGAAGATGAGTTAAGAAAAGTATCTGGGCTAAGTTCTACTTTCCGCCGTAAGATGGGAAGAGAGCTCTCTAAAGCTTTTGCAGGCAGAGAAGGAACTGGAACACAGCAGAATCTATTGCAGCAGGCGGTTACTGGCTATGCAATGTTTGACCTTGTTGAGCCACCATATAACCAAGAATACCTTTCAAGAATTTATGAAATTTCAACTTATAACTATGCAGCAATTAATGCTAAGGTGGCAAACATTGTTGGACTAGGTTATGATTTTTCTGAGACAAGAAAAACTAACGACGCATTTGATTCTATTACAGACGACAAGCAATTAGAAAGAGCACGTAGAAAACTTAATAAATTAAAGCAAGATCTACAACTATGGCTTGACTCAACAAATGATGAGGACACATTTACACAAACACTGATTAAGGTATACACAGACTTAGAAGCAACTGGCAACGGTTACATTGAAATCAGTAGAACAACTTCAGGCAATATAGGATACATTGGACATATCCCTGCAAAGACAATGAGAGTACGTAGATTAAGAGACGGCTTTATTCAGTTGCTTTACGGCAAGGCTGTTTACTTTAGAAACTTCGGAGACGTAGATACCGAGAGCCCAATCGCAGGCGGAGAAGATCGACCAAACGAAGTTATTCATTTAAAGAAATATACCCCTACAAATAATTATTATGGAATCCCAGATATTATTGCAGCACAAAATGCATTAGCTGGAAATGAATTTGCAGGTAAATATAACCTGGACTACTTTGAAAATAAGGCGGTTCCAAGATATATTATTACTGTAAAAGGAGCAAAGCTTTCTCCAGAATCAGAAAGAAAATTGCTTGAATTTTTCCAGGTTGGCCTAAGAGGAAAGAATCACAGATCCTTATATATCCCTCTTCCAGCAGATAGCCCAGACTCAAAGGTTGAATTTAAGATGGAGCCAATTGAGGCTGGAACACAAGAATCTTCATTTAATCTTTATCGCAAGGCAAATAGAGATGAAATTCTTTTAGCTCACCGTGTACCAATTAATAAAATTGGAACCCCAGAAGGTGTAAATTTAGCGGTGGCAAGAGATGCTGATAAGACATTTAAAGAGCAGGTTTGTCGTCCAGCACAAATGACATTAGAAAAGAAATTAAATAAAATTATTGAAGAAAAGACAGATGCTCTTTCTCTTAAATTCAATGAATTAACTCTTACAGATGAGGATACTCAATCTAAGATTGATGAGAGATATTTAAGAATGCAAGTAATTACTCCCAATGAAGTTCGTATCAGAAAGGGTATGATTCCCTTGGATGGCGGAGATGATATGGTTGAATTAAAGCCACAGCAACAAGCCGAAATTAGAGCCCAAGCAAATAATACCCGTGTTAGAGATCAACAGAGACAGGGTAATTCACCAGATATTTCGGGTGAAGGAAGAAATGCTCAGGGCGACGGCAGACAGGTTGAATAAGTTTACTCAACCACTATTTGCCTTTTTATCTACAAATAGATAAAATTAAGCATATGAACATTGAAAAATCTAACTGGTCTTCAAATGGAAATAACCTCCATCTTGCAGTTCCGTTCACAAAAGTAAATCGTGAGAAGAGAACTGTTTCAGGATTTGCAACACTAGATAACATTGATCAAACTGGAGATGTTGTTACATCAGAAGCTAGCCTGAAGGCATTTGAAAGATTCCGTGGTAATCTCCGTGAGATGCATCAGCCAGTCGCAGTAGGTAAAGTTGTTTCTTTTAAACCAGAAACTTTCTATGACCCAATGTCAAAGTCTTTTTATAACGGTGTATATGTTACATCATATATTTCAAAGGGCGCACAAGATACATGGGAAAAGGTTTTAGATGGCACCCTAACAGGATTTTCAATCGGCGGAAAGATTTTAGAGTCAGACAATGAAGTTAATAAATCAAATGGTGAGACAGTACGTTTCATTAAAGACTATGAGCTAGTTGAGCTTTCAATTGTAGATTCACCAGCAAACGAACTATGCAACATTTTGTCAATTGAAAAGATGAATGGGCAAATGATATTTAAAGGTATGGCGGCAGATGTAATTACAGAAAACATTTTCTATTGCGAAGAGAGTAACTCTGTTTTTGTATCAACAGACAAGACATTAGATTCACCAATTTCTGGTAAGCCAGCAACTTTAATCGGTTGGGTAGAATCATCAGATGTTAACAAGTCAAAAGAAATAGATAGAATTCTTGATTTATATAAGTCAAGATCCACGTTGCCTGAAACACAAACAATTGCAAAACAGGCAAACGCAGAAGGAGGTAATGAAGTGTCAGAAAATACAGAAAATACTACAGTTGAAGAGACTGTTGTTGAAGAAGCACCTGTTGTTGAAGAAACACCAGCTGCTGAAGAAGCTCCTGCAGAAGATGCAGTAGCAGACGCTTCTGCTGAAACTCTGGAAAAAGCAGCCGACGTATCAGAAGTTGAGGTTGATGAACCTGATTTTGCAAAGATGTTGGGCGATCTTAAAGGCTTTTTCTCAGAAACTCTAAGCAAGGCTACAGATGCAAATGCAGCACAGGTTAAGACTGTTGCAGAAACAGTTGAAACTTTCAGCAAGAGCATTGATGGCCGAATCACAGAGCTAGCAGAACAACACGCAGTCCTTTCAAAGGCTGTTGAAGATATCAGAAACACGATTGATGGCGTACAAAAGCGTGTCGATGCAGTAGAAGGTGAGACTGCAATTAAGAAGTCCTCAGACCTTGGCGGGTCTCAGGAAGTAAGTACAATAAAGAAATCAAAATGGAACGGTTCTTTCCTCGGTTCCGTAAACGAATTAATTAGATAAACAAAGGTAGGTGAAAATATATGAGCAATGAATTATTAGAAAAAGCAGTAGCTTCTAACACACACGTTACAGGCAACATGACAGGTTCTGCAGTAGCTACTACTGGAGTACACATTGGCTCTGAGGGTGAAGGTGGACTCCTTAACCCAGAGCAATCAGCTCGCTTCCTTGACTATATGTTCGACGCAACCGTAATTGGTAAAGTCGCCCGTACAGTAAGAATGAGAGCAGATACAACAGAGATTGATCGTATGTCAGTAGGAGAAAAGCTTATGGTTCTAGCAACCGAAGCTGATACAACTGGTGGCAACTCAGCAGTCTCATTCTCAAAGATTTCTTTGACAACAAAGAAGCTTCGTTTAGATTGGGAACTTTCAACAGAGTCTCTAGAAGACAACATTGAAGGTCCAGATCTAGAAGATCATATTGCCAGAATGATGGCAACACAGGCAGGAAACGACATCGAAGATGTTCTCCTAAATGGAAATACAGCCCTAACAGAAGATAACCTATACAAGGCATTTAATGGCGTTGTAAAGAAGGCTAAGACATACGGACGTGTTGTTGACAATGGTGGAGCAGCAATTACTCGTGCATCATTTAACTCTGCGTTAAAGTCTCTGCCACGTAAGTACAAGCAGCGTCGTGCTGATCTTCGCTTCCTAGTCGGATCAAACTTGATCCAAGACTTCCTATATGCAAACAGCATTGGTACTAACCAGACAATTCCACAGGATATTGCTTCAAGCATCATCCGTGGTGATGTACAGCCAGTCTCAGGACCAGCAGGTTACGTAGCACCTTATGCATTCGGTATTCCAATTGTTGAAGTTCCACTTCTTAACGAAGCACAGGACGGCGACTATTCAGGAGAGACAGGAAACCACGGAGACATCCACTTAACATTCCCTAACAACATTGTTGTTGGAATTAAGCGTGATGTAACTGTTTACCGTTTCTTCTGGCCACGTAAGGACTCAATTGAGTACACAATGTATACTCGTGTTGGCGTCCAGATCGAACAAGCTGAT